GCACGGTCAAGGTTTACGGGCACTTGGCAGAGCACTGCGGTCAGAGCGTGTTTGAAGCATTGGTGCGTGTGCCTGCCGATGCGATCAGGTTTTTGTTGTGCAATTTTCCCGATCTTCGGGGCTTGATGCGGGACGGTTACTACAAAGTGGCTGTTGGCAAGTTTGACCTGCAGTTGGCGGACCATCCTGAGCAGCTGCATTTTCCGCTGGCTGATGCTGATGTGGTGAAGGTGATTCCTGTTGTGTCTGGCGCAGGCGGGCGTGGGCTTGGTTCAGTGCTGCTAGGAGCGGCATTGATTGGGGGCGCAATCCTTAGCGGTGGCGCATCTCTTGGGCTTACTGGCTTCAGCAGTAATGCGATTGTTGGTGTTAGTTCTCCGAGCTTTTTGAGCACAGCAGCAGTTGCAACGGTTGCAGGCAATGTTGGCTTAGCTTTAACGCTTGGCGGCATTGCAACGATGATTACGCCCGTGCCAAAGCAGCCTGACCTTGGCGAGGCAGATCCTCGTGGCGGCTTTGCTTTTTCTGGCCTGGAAAACGTAAGCCAAGAAGGCGTTCCTGTTCCAGTTGTTTACGGGGAGATGATTGTCGGTAGCGTGGTTCTAAGCACCGGCTTAGTGGCCCATATTATTGACGAGGCTGACTGACAATGCCAAAAGACGATCTTAATTCCAGGCAAAGGGCTCAAATTGTTGACTTGCTGTGCGAAGGCGAGATCGAAGGTTTTCCTAGCGCTGTTCACCCTGATGGCGTAAAAATCAGTCACAGCCTTGTGCCAGAGCAGTATGCGATTGGTGCGCTTAAGGATGTGTTTTTTAACAACACTCCTGTTTTAAATGATGAGGCAGAAGTTAGCAATAGCAGCAAGCTTACAGATGACAACATTAAACAGCATTTAAATTTTGATGTTGACAAGGGGATATTTCAGGTTGAATTAGGCACTCAAGACCAGCCGACTCTTTCTGCGTTTGGCAATTCAACCAACAGAAGCACTGTTCAGGTCAACACTGAAGTTCCAAAGGGCAGCACAACGGGCAGCAGTGGGGACGAAACTATTCATAAAAGCGATGGCACGCCTGTCACAAAAACAATTACTGACGTCGATGTTGATCAAGTCAACATCACAGTTGGCGTTCCATCCCTTCAAAGAGTCAAAAAAAGCGGTGACGTAAAAGGTCTTGCCCTGCGCTACAAGATACAAATTCAATATAACGGCGACTCAGGTTTTACCAATGTTCCGATTGAGGGCAGCACTGACACCGTTGATAACGAAGGTTATCTAGGTGATGGCAATTTTCAGATTAACGGTTTCACGCCTGACCTTTATCAGCAAACGCATTCGATTGTTCTTGACACAAAAATAACTAACGCTGACGGCAACATAGTCAACAACACGGCAAAATATCCTATCAACATTCGCGTCATTAGAACTTCGCAAAGCGTAAGGCCCGACAGCGAAACGCTTAGCGATACTTTTATTTGGTATAACTACGTTCAGATTATTACTGACAAAACACGCTACCCAAACAGCGTAGTTTTTGGCCTTAAGTTTGACGCTCAACAGTTTCCAAGCATTCCCAAGCGGACTTACCGCATCAGGGGGCTAAAGATCCGTATTCCCCATAACGCGACTGTCAGGGCAGACGGCTCACTTTCGTACTCTGGAACGTATAACGGGTCGTTTAAGGCAGCACGAGAATGGTGCAATGACCCCGCATGGATCCTGTATGACCTGTTGACCAACACTCGGTATGGCCTTGGTTCGTACATTCTTACGCCTACAGAACGTGAAGAGGCTGAGGCTAGAACCGGGGATCATTTTGAAGGCACATCTGACGCAACAGCTAATCTTGATGTTTATAGTTTTCAGCAGGCTTCTGCGTACTGTTCTGAACTAATCAGCGACAATGCTGGTGGTACAGAACCACGTTTTAGCTGCAACGTTTTAATTAACTCGCAGAGTGACGCATACAAACTGGTCCAACAGTTGTGCTCTGTGTTTCGTGCCATGCCTTTCTGGGAGGCCGGGACGTCTGTTGACGGAACAGGCGGTATTTCTATTGCACAAGACCGCCCAGAAGACTTTACCTACATTTTTAACCAGTCAAACGTAACTCAAGAAGGCTTCAGCTATTCAGGCTCAAGCATGAAGAACCGCCCGACTTGCGTTGCGGTCAGATATTTTGACATGACCGCTAGGGCTTTCCGGCAAGAGCTGGTTGAGTTGAATAGTCAGTTTATTAACTCGTCAGACCCGAACGTCGATTTTCTCGATAAGTACGGGTACAACAAACAAGAGATTGATGCCTTTGCTTGCACCAGCAGGGCACAGGCTCGTCGCTTGGGCAAGTGGTTCCTTTATACGAGCCATCGAGAAACTGAGGTTTGCAGCTTTTCAACTGACGTAGCTGCAGGAATCAAGGTTCGCCCTGGTGATTACATCAAGATCAGCGATCCAGTGCGTACAGGCCGTGTCGTTGCTGGTCGCGTTACTTCTGGCTCGACTATTACGCAGATCAAGCTAGATCGAAGTGACACCCAGATGTTTGGGGCGAGTGCGCCAACAGACTTTGTGTTCCATACGATCGACACAGACGGTAACTACATTCAAGTTCCGAACTCAAACATCGTCGGCAACACCGTCACGCTTGGCACTGCTTTGAATGCTTTGTCTTCTGCGAGAAAAGCACCCGCCGCTGGTGCGCCGTTCAATATCGGGTATTCAGAGATCAATCTGACGCAGTGGCGCGTGCTTACTGTTGAGGAGGGCGAAGGCGTTTATACGGTTACAGCAGCAGCGCATGAGCGCAATAAGTACGACATTATTGAGGATTCGAGTTTTACGTTTGGCTCTCGGACGGTTACCCAGCTTGCGGAGAAGCCGGATCCGGTTACAAACTTGCAGCTTGAGGAAATCTTTTACGAAGAAGGCGACAAGGTTCTTCAAAAGATCGCGGTCAACTGGCAGCAATCCGTTCGAGCCAACGAGTATGAAGTTGTTTACAGACTTGACGCTGACAACTCAACAACGGTCTTTGTATCTGGCACGGGTTACGACATTTTGGACACACAGGTTGGTCAGTATTACGTTGCTGTTCGTGCTGTTGGTTATGACTTAGACGTTGAGCGAACAGGGAAGCGTTTTAGTTCTGAAACGACTGCAACTCTCAACGCTGTTGGCAAGACCGCTCCGCCAACCAACATTGCTGCTCTAAACATCACCCCAATCGACCAGCACACTGCTGAGCTGCATTGGCCTGAAGCGACTGACCTTGACGTAAAGATCGGTGGAACGGTGGAGATTCGCCACAACCCACGAACCACAGGGGACATCAAGTGGTCGCAGTCAGAAAAGATTGTTCCAACCGTCAACGGCAGCACGACTCGCAAGATCGTTCCTCTGAAAGACGGGCATTATCTTGTTCGCGCCAAGGATTCTGTTGGCAACTATGCGCCACTGACAGCAATCCCAACAGTCAAGGTTGAGCTGCCAGAGCCCCAAGATCTTGAGGTTGTTCAGACGTTTACAGAAAGCCCAAGTTTCCCTGGAACGTTCTCTCAGTCGTTCAACAGCGTCGATGAAGGCGGCATCACGCTTGAAGCTGACGGCAAGATTGATGACATCACCGATTTCGACAGTGTTACCAATCTTGACTTCTTTGGCGATGTGGTGTCGGTGGGCAACTACACCTTTGCCAACACGCTCGATATGGGCGCTGTCTATGACGTTGAGTTGCTAGCCAACTTGCAGATCAACACGATTAACCCAGATGACTTTTGGGATTCACGATCAGACAACATCGACACTTGGGACGACATTGACGCTGACGACCTGTCAGAGACCAACGCTGAGCTGTATTCACGCTCCACCAACGATGACCCCAGCGGTTCTCCGACTTATGGCACCTGGGAGCCGTTTGCAAACTCCACTAAGCGTGGTCGCGGTTTCCAGTTCAAAGTTGAGATGGAGACTGGCAATGACTCACAGGATCCTGTCGTCCAGAGCCTTGGCGTGACGGTCAGCCTGCAGCGCCGAACAGAACAGCAGCGCAACATCAGCAGTGGAACGTCGGCTAAAGCAATCACATTCCCATCGGCCTTCTACAGCACACCAAGCATCACGATCACGGCGACCAACATGGCTACTGGTGATTTCTTCGAGCTAAGCAGCGTAAGCAGGACTGGTTTCACCATTACTTTTAAGGCGTCTGGCGGTAGCATTGTGGATAGGAACTTCGATTATCAAGCCGTTGGGCACGGCAAGGAGATCACCTGATGGCACAAGCAACTGATTATTCACTCGCTAACCAGTCAGGGGCGAACTTCCGTACCGAGCTGAACTCGATCCTTGGAGCGATCCAGACGCTCAACAGCGGATCATCAGCACCGAGCAACTTGGTTGCTCACATGGTGTTTTTAGACACCAGCACAACACCGGCAACGCTGAAGATCCGTAATGCCGCCAATGACGGGTTCATAACTCTAGGTACAGCATCGACCAACTTTGGTTTGGTCAGTGCCTCTGGTGCGACGTTTACGGGTGACATCACGCTTAACGCGCAGTCAGATGTACGTCTTGCTGATTCGGATAGCAGCAACTATGTGGCGCTTCAGGCCCCCGCCACGATTTCCTCTAACTACACGCTGACGCTGCCAGCAGCCGACGGCAGCGCGAATCAGGCTCTGAAGACCGACGGCTCTGGTGCGCTTGGCTTTGCCAGTTACCTGCTGCTGAGTGAGACAACCAACGGCCAAACCGTAACTGGTGGCGTTCGTAGCAACATCGTCACGCTGACCGATGCAGCCAACATTGCGTATGACATGGATGACGGCAACAACGCGACTGTCACGCTCGGTGGGAACAGAACATTAGACAACCCCTCAAACATAACTGTGGGTCAATCTGGTTCAATTTTTATCGTCCAAGATGGAACTGGCTCTAGGACACTTAGTTTTGGGTCGGCGTTCGACTTTGCTGGGGGAACCGCGCCAACATTAACGACTGATGCAAATGCTGTTGATCGCATAGATTTTGTCGTTCGCACTACTAGCTCCATTCACTGCGTTTTCACTGCTAACTACTCATGAGCGTTTTTCATAACAACGCCCTTATCGGTTCTGGTGGTGGAGCGGCTGCCGCTGCTGGTGCTACAGGGCAGATTAAATCGCTACGTTTCAATGACGGCGATTCAGCCTCGTTGAGCAAAACTTTTAGCTCTGCAGGCAACCGTAAAACGTTTACATTTTCATTTTGGGTCAAAAGAAGCAAGCTTGGTGATTGGCAGACTATTTTGTCTGCAGGCAATAGCTCTCCGTCACAAAGAGGTGGAATAAGATTTCAAAATACTGACCAGTTTGAGGTAACTGAAGACTCACTTGACTTCCATCTGGAAACTACGCGCTTATTCCGCGACCCTGGAGCGTGGTATCACATCGTTGTTGCTGTAGATACTACCCAAGCAACTGCATCAAACAGAATCAAAGTTTATGTAAACGGCTTGCAGGAAACAGCGTTTGATTCAGCGACCTATCCCTCGCAAAACTTTGATTGCATTATTAACTCAGGTGATCCCCATAGAATTGGCGAACTTTCTTTTGCTGGCAACATTTATGAATTTGGCGGATACCTAGCAGACATTTACTTCATTGACGGCTCTGCACTTGACCCCACATCATTTGGGGCGTTTGACGATTCGGGAGTCTGGCAAGCTGCCACCTACAGCGGAACATATGGAACGAACGGATTCCATTTGTTGGATTTTGCTAATGAGTCAACAGTAGGCCACGACTCAAGTGGCAATAACAACGACTTTACGGCGACCAATATCACAGGTTCACTTACTAATTATTCAGACGATATTTCTATTGATTCTGGCAACTTTTATTTAGATGGCAAGAGCGGGCGATACGGCTTTGATGGGAATAGCTCTACTTATATTGACTGTCGCTTAGGAACTGGCGCGAATACCACGACAAACATCATTTGGACGCCAACTGGTGGGATTGCGGGCGTCACAAAGATTGAGGTCAATTCAAATTACGCAACGCATTATCGGATAAACGAAGGCACTTGGACTTCGTTTACAAGCGACGGATCTACTGTTCAGATCTACAGTGGCAGTTCTTTCACTCTGACAAAGCTTGAAATCCGCAGGAACAACAATGGTGGCAGCGATTTCGGGCATCGTGTGACTTTTTACGAAATAAATGACGTTGAGTATATAGAGACTGATCCCAGCGATCTTGACGTTCTGTTTGACGCACCAACGAACGGCACGCAGTCAGACACTGGTGCGGGCGGAGAAGTCAGCGGGAACTACGCGACTTGGAATGCGCTTGGACCAGGCGGAACTAGCACTTATGCCACCCTGTCAAATGGCAACTTAAAAGCAAGCCTTCCGGCTAGCGGCAAAAGCGTATTTCAAACAATTTTCCCTCAATCAGGTAAATGGTACGTTGAAATTGATTTTGTTTCCGGTGGTGGCGCTGGTGGCGGTCTTCGTATGGGAGTTATCAATGAAAATAATATCAACAAAGATTTAGGCAGTACAGCTGATTCTTGGGCTTATCTTGCTGACGGCAGGGTTTATCACAACGGGTCTGCACCAAGCTACGGAGTCAGCTCAGCTCCTGGCGATTTGTTGATGATGGCACTTGATATTGACGGAGGAAAAATTTGGTACGGAAAAAATGGGTCTTGGATGGCAAGCGGTGATCCTGCTAACGGGTCTAACGCCAGTCAGACCTTTACGGCAGGCCAAAAAATGTCGTTCTCTGTGCAGTCTGGCAGTGGAACGGTGCAGGTTGTAAACGCAAACTGGGGGCAAAGGGCATGGACTTATACGGCTCCTTCTGGCTTCAAAGCAGTATGCACAACGAACCTCGCGACCCCGACGATTGCCGATGGTTCGGCGCATGTCAAAACAGGTTTATACACCGGCACGGGCAGTTCTTCAGCTCTCGCCGTAAGCGGTCCTTCTAACCCTGATTTTGTTTGGATTAAAAGCCGTAGTGGAGCAACTAGCCATGCTTTATATGATGCTATTAGAGGGTTTGATGAAAGGCTTTACTCAAACAGTACCACCGCACCATATACTTATGGTTCTGATATTCTTGTTCCTACAAGCACCGGATTTAACTTAACAACTACAGACGGTGACCACAATACCAGCAGCGCGACTTACGCAGCCTGGCAATGGGACGCCGGGGCAAATAGCAACAAGACCTACACCGTCACTGTTGTTAGCGACAGCGGTAACAAGTATCGCTTTGACGGTCATGGCACAAGTGCGGTAACGCTTGATCTTGCTGAGGGCAGCACCTACGTCTTTGACCAATCAGATAGCAGCAACTCAGGCCACCCCCTGCGGTTTTCTACTACGTCTGATGGAACGCATGGCGGTGGTAGTGAGTACACCACGGGCGTAACAACAACTGGAACGCCTGGCAGCGCAGGAGCTAAGACAACGATTGTTGTTGGTTCAGGTGTAGCAACGCTGTATTACTACTGCACGAACCACTCAGGAATGGGCGGGC